TTTAAGGCTAAGATTATAGAAATCTGGTCAAGGATGCTTAGAGAAACCTATAGCCAATACTATGACGAAGATAGTGAAGATTCCCCATCAATAGATGAGTTTCTTGAAGAGAACGCACTTAAATTCTCTGACGAGCCAGAACCAGAAAGCGAATTAGATTCGATTATGGAAATGCTTGATACTATTATGGATTCTGATGAAGAACTTGAAAGGGTTGAATCAGAGGGTAAAGCACCCACCTATAAGGGCAGCGAACTTAAATCAAACAACGAAAAAGGAAAGACAGAGGCAACAGTATATGAATTTAAAAGCAAGACTACAAAAACTCCAGGCGATTCTCGTTCTGGAATTAAAGGTGGCTCGTATGAGGGTACGCCTAGCGGTAAAATTTCTAAGAAAAAAGATGATCCAGTTATCACAAAGTATTCGCCACTCATAGAGCAACTTAAAGACGAACTTAAATCTCTAATAGACAGACGAAGAATTGGTAGACGAAAGATGGAGTTTAGACTCTAATGGCTAGTAAGATTAGACCATTAGTTAAAAGGTTTCCACCAGCTCGTAGATTACATTGGAAGAAACAGAAACTCCTAACTATATTAGCTAATAGAAGGCAATGGGAAAGAGAGTTTCTTCCTTCTGTAACTACAGCAGTAGAGATACTACTTGAGAATGGAACTGATTATCTAGTTATAGAGGCTTCTGTTTCGGGAACACCTACATACATAATTACGGAGTAAATAATGGCAACAAAAAAAGTATCAGCATTATCAGCATTAACCTCACCAGATGGAGCAGAAGAATTACTCATTAATGATGGTGGTACGAGTAAGAAAATTACCATTACAAATGTAAGTAAGCTGAATTTAAAGGGTGGAGATTTAACATCTGCTGACCCTCTAGTTATTGATACAGATGGTAATTACTTCGATGTAACAGGTACTACTAACTTTGCAGCTATGACTGTAGCTGCCAATAGACAATTCACTCTACAGTTTGATGGTATTTTGACAATGACACATCACGCTACTAATTTAGATTTACCTAGTGAGGCAAACATAACGACAGCAGCAGGTGATGTAGCAACCTTTCAATCGACAGGTGCTAATACAGTTCAATGTATAAATTATACGAGGGCAGCTGGTACAGCTATTGTTGCTGGTAGCACCAGTACCGCAACTTCTAGTGCTACAGGAGTTATAAAGATAGAAGATGATACTGAACAAACTGTTGCTGCTAATACTGTAAGTGCCACAGCTGGTAAAACTTATGGCATACAATTAAATTCTAGTGACCAAGCAGTTGTCAATGTGCCTTGGACTGACACCGATACTGTTTATACTCTACCAGAAGCAAATGCAACTACCAAAGGTGGAATAGAACTATTCAGCAATACTGACCAATCAGTTGCTGCTGAATCCGTAAGCACTACAGCTAATAGGACTTATGGTCTACAATTAAACTCTGATGGACAAGGTGTTGTCAATGTACCTTGGGCTGATACAGATACAGACACTACTTATAGTGCTGGAAGCAGTAGTGCTTTAGGACTTATAAAGTTAGAAGATGATGCTACACAAACGACAGCAGCTAGTGCTATAACTACTACATCTTCAAGAACTTATGGATTACAAATAAATGGCTCTGGACAAGGTGTTGTTAATGTACCTTGGACTGATACCGATACCAATACTACTTATACAGCTGGCGATGGTTTAGACTTATCCACTGCAGAGTTTAGTGTTGATTTAAAATCAAGTGGCGGTTTGGCTATTGATTCAACTGAATTAAAGTTAGACTTATCACAAGACCAATCTTGGTCTGGTTCTCAAAGAGGTACACCCTCTACTGTAACAGATGGCACATTAGATTTAGATACCGCTAATAACTTTGAATACACACCAGCAACAAACCCTGATGCTCTTGAATTTTCCAATGAAACTGCTGGGCAGTCTGGTTTTATTAAAGTAATTAACGCATCTGGTAAATCTATTACTACAGGAAGTGAAGTGAAGAAAGGTTCTAGTTGGGATGTTTCCACAGCAGGTACTTATCTGGTTTCCTATTATTGTGATGGCACTAATGTATATGTTTCAGCAAGTGAGGCTCTAAGTTAATAATGGCAGTTCTTAATACAGGTTTAGCAAAGACATCGGCTGGTGGTTTCACGATAGATTATTCGTGTAGGTTTGATGGTACTACAGCTTATTTTAGTAGAACTCCAGCATCGGCAGGTAATCTCAAGACTTATACTTGTAGTGTATGGGTAAAGAGAGGAAATGTAACGGGTTATGAATATATGTTTGGTGCTTATGATGCTAGTGCATCCCAAATAGCAGTAATGAGCTTTGATATTGGTGAGTATTTACAATGGCATTTAGGTGGTGCAAGTAACTATAGATGGTACACTACTCCTATGTATCGTGACCCAAGTGCTTGGTATCATATAGTTTTTTCTTGCGATACAAGTACAGCAGGCGGTAGAGCTGTCGCTGATATGCAGAGAATATATGTCAATGGTGAGGTAGTAACAGTTTCTCACGACAGAGCAAATCCAATAGCAGATTATGAGGGATTATTTAATGCTGATACTTTGCATACAATAGGGCGTAATGCTGGTGCTTCAGATGCTTTTGTTACTGGAACTATGGCAGAAGTACACTTCATAGATGGTACTGCCTTAACTCCTTCTTCATTCGGTGAAACAGGTGATTATGGAGAGTGGAAGCCTGTAAAGTACACAGGCACTTATGGTGATAATGGATTCTATCTTGATTTCGCAGATTCAGCTGCTTTGGGAAATGATGTATCAGGTAACAATAATGATTGGACAGCAAACAATATTGATGCAGCAGACCAGATGCTTGATACACCTACGAATAACTTTGCTACATTTAATCCTCTTACTCCACCACAAACTGATGCTATAGATTTATCGGAAGGAAATCTTTCTCATAATATGACTAGATATTCTTACACTTCCACTATGCCACTAAGTAATGGTTCTTGGTATATTGAGCTTTATGCACCTGCTGATACCAATTTTCTTGCAGGCGTAACTACAGAATTAGATGTTAGAACAGGTTATTCAGATAATTCAGTTTTCCGAATTGACTCTGGCGGTACTATTAATTCTTACAACAGCACTACAGATAGTGATACTTATACTGGTGCTGTAGCAGGAGATATATATGGATTTGCTGTTAATGGCACAGCAGGTACTTGTGATGTATACCAAAACGACACAAAAGTTGTAGAAATAAGTGGAATGACAACTACTGATGATATTTTCTTTTTTTCTGATAGGTCATCTACTGTAGCAGGTAGGAATGTAGCAAACTTCGGACAAGACTCAAGTTTTGCAGGTGGCAAGACAAGTGGTTCTGCTGCTGCTAGTGATGGTAATGGCATAGGTGATTTTTTCTATGAGCCGCCTAGTGGTTATTTAGCAATGTGTACATCTAACCTAGCAGACGTTGATGTTACACCTAGTGAGCATTTTAATACTGTTACTTATACTGGTAATGCCTCAACACAATCAATTACCGGTGTGGGATTTCAACCAGACTTCACTTGGATAAAGAAAAGAAGTCTAACAGAGCGTCATTGTCTTACAGATGCAGTTAGAGGGGTTAATTCCCAACTACAATCTGCTGAAGGAGATGCTGAAACTACTGCAACAGACCGAATAACTTCTTTTGATTCAGATGGATTTAGTTTAGGAGCAGATGCAGGTACGAAAGTTAATGCTGCTGATGGTGATACTTTTGTCGCTTGGAATTGGAAAGCAAATGGTAGTGGTTCGGCTAATACAGATGGCGATATGGCTGAAACAGTTACAGTATCGGCTAATGCTGATGCAGGTTTTTCAATCGTAAAATATACCGGTGATGGAGCAGCAGCGACAATCGGACACGGATTGAGTAAAGCACCAGAGATGATTATAATTAAAAATATAGACCAATCAGCAGATATATGGCGAGTTTATCACCACAAAAATACAGCAGCACCAGAAACAGATTGGTTAATTCTGAATGATACTAATGCAACACAAGACCACATTGATGAATGGAATGATACAGCACCAACATCAAGTGTATTTACTGTAGGTACTGCTAATGAAACTAATAGAGATGATGATGATTTCATAGCCTACTGTTTCCACTCTGTAGATGGTTACTCGAAGATGGGTTCATACGAGGGTAATAGTAGTGCGAGTGATAATGCCTTTGTTTATACAGGATTCAGACCAACTTGGGTTATGATAAAAAATATAGATGCTACTAGAGATTGGGTAATTTATGATTCTACTATATCTACTTATAACCAAATGGATGATTGGTTATTTCCAAATGTTAATGATGCAGAATATACAGCCTCAACTAATGATAGTGATTTTTTATCCAACGGTTTTAAAATTAGAACTGATAATGCTAGTGCTGGGGTTAATACTTACATCTACATCGCCTTCGCAGAAACACCTTTTAAATATTCAAACGCACGATAGGAGCAAATATGTGGTACTTTAACGGACAAACAATAAAAACACCTAAGGTAATGGTGATAAGTGATATTACATATCCTAAAGCAATCTTTAGAGATAGTGATACACTCACATCATTAGGAATCAAACCTTATAGTGAAACAACACCAGATTCCAGATACTATTGGAATGGAGCTTATACAGTAGATACATCAGGAGCAGAAGTTATAGGAACGTACGCTTCAACTGCTAGAGATGTAGATACGCTTAAAGCAAATATGCTAGACACAATCAACTCACAAGTAGCCTCAAAGCAAGGTGCTATAGATTGGTACTGGGCGAGAGCAGACAAAGGTGGTACAGCAGTACCTGTCAATATAGCTACTTACGCTACAACAATATATTCAGAGCAAGCAACTAAAGAGAGTGAAGTTAATGCTCTAACTACTTTGGAAGAGATTATGGAATACGAGAATCGTTCTCATACTGAAGTGAGGAAGGTGGCTACTTATAATGAAGATGGTAGTTTTAAAGAATATAGTGGTACTGAATCATCTACTAGACATATAAATATGTGTAAGCATTGGACAGCCAATCCTACTGATGAAGTGGATGAGGCTTTTGTAAGTCTGACTGCTGATGCTTAAAGTAATAGCAATAGGAGTTGGAGTGATCGCTTTCATAGCGGTTCTGTTTATAGGCACTGAGGCTTTAATGTGTGAGCCACCCTGTGTATGACGGAGGCAGAAAAAGCCACGATGCACTGGCGTTGGGCTGCACTTTCAATTTACTTATTAGTGGTTTTTTACGATTTCATCTTCTGTCCTATTTGGTGGGGTTTGAACAGACCAGATATTAGTGAATTTATGGAAATAATGGCAACAGTTGAAGACCCTATAATTAGACAACAATTGATGACTAAGTTGGTCGGTCAGCACAGTCCATTCACACTGCTCGGAGGAGGATTATTCCACTTGGCATTCGGAGCGATCTTAACAGGATCAGCAGTAGGACTTAACAAATAAGGATTATTATGAGTGAGAAATGGCATTTAAGTAAAGCAATCAGCATTAGTCATTTGGCTACTACAGGAGCATTGGTACTGGCTGCAATTATCTATGTTACGGGGATTGAGAAAGATGTAGCTGTACTACAAGCCGAACATCAGAATATGAAACAACAGATTATAACGATACAGCAAGACAACAAAGAGATGTTCGCCAAGATAGATGCTAAGTTAGACCAGATGATAAACATAATCCATAAATACCAGATTAATACAAACCAATGATGACACTACTTACTAATGTTGCACCAATAATCTTAGGTTTCGTAGCTAAGTTATTTGCTCTAAAGAGTCAAGCAGCATCAGAGAATCAGAAGTTGATGATACAGTCATTACAGGTTAGGAATGATTCTATCAATATGGCAAGAGATAGAGCAGATAAAGAATCACCAATGGCTGCTTGGAATAGAAGGATCATAATCCTGGTCATTCTTGGTTTAGTTATATTTACGCAAGTTGCACCTGTATGGTTTGATGTGCCTACAGTAGTACCCACTATAGTTGAAGGATTTAGTATTTTAGGAATCCAGTTAACTCCAGATGTGGTAGAATATGTAACTGTAGAAGGGATGTTGAAGTTTGATGAGATATTCAAATGGGCAACAATGATAATTGAATTCTACTTTGGAGCACAACTAGCAAAAGGTAGGTAAACATGAGAAGGGCGATTGTTATACCCGATACCCATTTTCCGATACATGACGAGAGTGCGGTTAAGGTGGTACTAAAGGCGATAGAATTTGTTAAACCAAACATATTTATCAATTTAGGTGATGTTGGAGAATGGGAGTCTGTATCTGCTTGGCAGTATAAAAGACGAAAACGCCCACCAATAGAATACCAGTTGAGAGAGATGGTTGCAGAAATCAAGGAAGTTAATAAGTGTATTGACAGATTTGATAAGGTCTTAGATAAGATTAAGTGTAAGGAACGCTATATACTGGCTGGAAACCATGATGAGTGGCTAGATAGTTGGGTGGAAGAGAATCCTTTTTTAGATCAATACACATTCAGAAATGCTTGTAAGTGGGATGAAAGGGGATATGAGTATAGAGTCAATAATGAAGTTCTGAAAATAGGTAAGTTGAATTTCATTCATGGTGCATATACTACAGTTAATCATTCCAAGAAACATCTTGATAGTTATGGTGCAAATATTGTTTATGGTCATGTACACGATATACAACGATATTCAAAAACCAAACTGGATGATGATGGTATAGCTGCTTGGTCAATGGGTTGTTTAAAGAATATGTCTGCTGAGAAGAATAGATGGCTTAAAGGTAGACTACATAACTGGAATCACGCTTTCGGCATTGTAACTTGGTTTGATGATGATTTATTTCAACTAGAAACCATAGAGATTGTTAAAGGAAAATGCTCCGTATGGGGAAAAATAATTAAAGGATAAGATATGACATTTAGAGGCTTAATCAATGAAGTATTAATAAGACTAAGAGAAGATATAATTAATAGCGATTGGACAGGCGATATTAATGATAGTACAACCCTATCTGCTTATGAAAAAGTAATAGGTGCTTTGGTTAATGATGCGAAACGCCATGTCGAACAAAGACATGATTGGCTTAATCTGAGATCAACAGTTGATATTGCAACTGTAAATGGTACAAAGAACTATAACCTTAGTTCTGGTCAAGAGATTAAGATTATGGATGCTATCAATAATACTACTGGTATGCACCTTAAACAAGTGGGTAGAACCTATATTAATACAGTTACATATCCATCACAGAACACAGGAGAACCATTGTATTACGGATTTAATGGTAGTGATGCCTCTAATAACTTAAAAGTAGACCTCTCACCAGTTCCTACAACGGCTCATACCATCTCATTTGATATTATAAAGTATCAAGCCGACCTAGCTGAAGCTGACACAGTATTAAGCGTTCCAGAGAAACCAGTTATATTAGGTGCTTGGGCAAGGGCTATTAGTGAGAGGGGTGAAGATGGTGGTACACAGTCTAGTTTAATGGCTCAAGAAGCTAGTGAGGCACTTAAACAAGCGATTATGTTGGATAGTGGTAATACAAGATACGAAACAGATTGGTATATTAATTAATGGCAAAAGAAGTTACATATCAACCCCTAAAAGATATAGGTCTTAATGGGCTGAATACTCAAAACAATCCTGCAACCTTAGACCATTCGTGGCTAACCAAGGCAGAGAATATTGTTTTAAGAGAGTCTGGTCGTATTGCCTTCAGGAAAGGATTAAAGCAAAAGGTTGCCCCTAGTGATACAGCGATAGGCTCTATGGTAGAGCATAATGACCAAGGTACGAACAAGATATTCGCTAGTTATGGAACTTCTATATATACAGTAGATTTTACCTCACCTGCTTCAGCATTTCCTACTGGTGATGATGATACCAAACATACTGTGGGAAGCTCAACAGGTGATTGGCAGTTTGTAAACTTTAACAATAGGTTGAACGCATTTCATTCTGGAATTGCACCACAAAGATATGATGGTTCTTTGGGTTCTGGTGTTAAATGGGCAGCTTATGATAACGCACATAGACCATCTAGTGTAACTTCGGGTGAATTTAAGCCCAGTTGTGGCATGGGTTATTATGGTCGTATGTGGGTAGGTGGAGTTGAAGAAGGAAAAGATGTTATTTATTATTCAACCCTACTAGATAGTGATGACTTTAGAACTACAGCAGAGAATGGTGCTTCAAACGGAGGCTACATAGATTTAAAGACTGTATGGGGTACTGATGAAATTATTGCGATAGCACCCTTTTATGGAAAGTTGGTTATATTTGGTAAAAATAATATTGTTATATATGATAGTCCAGAAGTAATTGGAAGTATAGCACTTAATGAGGTTATTAAGGGTGTAGGTCTGGTTTCAAGAGATACAGTACAGGCTATTGGTGATGATTTAGTATTCCTTTCAAATACAGGACTACGCTCTCTAGGAAGAACAACCGAGAAAGATAAACTTCCTCTAACCGATCTAAGTGTCAATATTAAAGATAGACTTATCAGGAATATAGGTCAAAGTACAAATGTTAAGAGTGTGTATGTTGAGAATGAGGGTATTTACATTCTATCTTTCGTTGCAAAGAATATCAATTATGTGTTTGACTTTAAGCACTTCACTCCTAATCAAGCACCAAGAGTAACCACATGGACTTTTGATGCTGATAGAGAGCCTGCTTCAATGATATATACAGAATTATATAGCGGTCTACTTGTAGGACAACAAGATGGAGGTATCGCTGGTTATGAGAATTATTATGATACTGATTTAGCAGGAGCATCCACTTATACAGATGCTTCCTATACATGGAGCTTTGAAACAACATGGGTAGATTTAGGAGAATCTGTAGCAGCATCTCTATTGAAGAGATTATTTATGGTGTTGGAAGGTGGCTCTGGTGCGACAATGGGTTTAAGGTGGTATAAAGACTTTAGTCCTAGTTCATCAACAATAACCTCAATACTACTGAATCCTATAACAACTGGTTCTACATCCTTATGGGGAGCATCTAGTTCTTTATATGGAGCGACAACAGCATCACATACACATGATGCTGCGGTACACCCAGCTTCATCTTTATATAAACCTGTATATGGATTGAAAGAATATAGGACACCACTTACAGGTAGTGCGAAGAATATTAAGATAGGAATAGATATAGAGAGTAATGGAAGGGATGCCTCTCTACAAACTTTAACTTTATTACATAAACAAGGGAAGATACGATGAGTGATTATACATTAGCAGTTACTTGGTCTGGAAAGGATGCCCTTTCAGACTCGGATGCAAACAAGGTAATATCTGGAGATGACTTCAATACGGAGTTCACTACAGTACAAACAGCGGTAAACTCAAAACTAGATGCAGCCTCGCCAACTCTGACAGGAACACCAGCAGCACCAACAGCAGCAACATCTACAGATTCGACACAGATAGCCACTACTGCTTTTGTTAAGAATGTATTGGAAACTTACATATATCCAGTTGGTTCTATATATATGAATATGGCGGTTGCTACAAATCCGGGAACGCTTCTTGGATTCGGTACTTGGGAAGCTTACGCAACAGGTCAGGTTCTAGTAGGTTATGAGGCTAGTGGTACATTTGATTCACTCGATGAAAGTCTTGGTGCTGAATCAGTAAGTGGAGGTTCTGGAACTTCTGGAAGTACAGCAATAAGTATTTCTCAAATGCCATCACATAACCACATTAATGGTTCTTATGATAGGCTTCTTAAACAAGATGGTAGTTTAACAGCCGCTTCAATGGATAGTAGTGCAGGAGAACCAAATCTTGGTTCTAGTGCAGCAATATCAGCAACAGGTGGTGGGGCTGGACATACGCATACAACCCCTTCACACTCACATTCGGTATTACAACCAAGTGTAACAGTACACATGTGGAAACGCACAGCATAATAATTAGGAGATAGAGATATGGCACAAATAATAGGTTCTGGAGGTGGAACAACAAGTTCAGGAATGAAATTTAGACCACTTGAACAGGGTGTAGGTTCTGCACAACAATATCTACAACAACCACCAAAGCCACCACCACCTTGGTACACAGGTTTAGGCACACAAGTTCTTGGATTGGGTGAAAGTATGTATGCTAGTCAATTAGCAGGTGAGAATGTAGCTGCTAACCAACAAATGTGGCAGGATCAAGTATCTGCTGCTAAACCTGGAAGCACAACTGGTCTGGCGTATGGTGATGCTGTATATGATGAGGCTACCAATACTTTGCAATATGCTCCAAGTGGAGCAGCACAAGGAATGTTGACTTCTCTGTATGGACAACAAGCAGGTTTTGCCGATAAACTATCAAACTTAGACCCTTATGCTTTAGGTCAGCAAATGTATGACTTAAAAAGACCAGCTATGCAACAAGCACAGGATTATCAAACAGCTCAATTATTAGAGCGTTTAAAAGCACAAGGTATGCTTAGTTCATCTCATGGTGGACAACTACAGGGTGGATTAGCACAAGCACAATATATGGCTCATCAACAAGCTCTATCTGAAGATATACTGAACGCACAAAATATAGCTAGTGCAATATCAACACAACAACAGCAAGCTGGAGGACTAATAGATGCTATAAACACAGGGCAGTTAAATCAACTAGCACAAAACATTGATATGGGTGCTACATTAACACCACCATTATCTTTAGGAGCTGCTTATGAAAATCAAATGGACACCGAAGCTCAACAGGGTGGTTCTTTAGCTAATATATTAGGAATAGTAGGAACAGGAATAGGTGGGCCAGCTGGTGGTGCAATAGGAAGTGTGATAGGTGGACTTTTTAGTTAGGAGAATAATATGGGATTATACGACAACTTACTTGCAGATGAAAGAGCAAGAATAGCAACGGAAGCAGCGGGAATACCTGCAGGAAAAGGAACTGTATATTTAGCTGCTCAAGGTGGTGAGCGTATGGCTCAAGGTGCTCGTAGTATGTTTGGCATTGAAGAACCTGTTGTTACAGCACACAAGAAACAAGCTGCAAGACAAGAATTACTGAATAGTATCTTAGCTCAATTCACAAATATGGAAACTAGAGCAGACTACATAGGTGCTATAAATAAGTTGTATGCAAGTGGTTTTATAGAAGAAGCTAATAAGGTGGCTTCAATGCTTAAAGATATACCTAAAGATGCTGAACCAATAACATACCAAGATAATATGGGTGCTACTAGATACTTAAACTCTGGTGATACTTGGAAAGCAGGAGATTTAGTTCCTGGTGAAACCGCTATAGAACCTTCAAAAACTACTGATAAAACATACAATACAATATTAGCACTAGCATTAGCAAATCTTCAAAACGATCCCAAATATATAAAAGCATTAAAAACAGGAGATCAAGATACTGTTGATGCAATGATGCAAGCTGTTGCTGATAAATATGGAGAGATAGAAACCTATACTCAAAATGGTGTTGTCTACAACAAAAGAACTAATGAACCTATGCTTGAAGGTTCTACACCAAATTTACAAACCTTTATACAGGGTGGTGTTGTTTACGATGCTAACACACTACAACCTTTATTAGAAGGTTCAGAAGAAGATAGACCAACCTTTGTACAAGATGGCATTACATATTATAAAGATACTCAATTACCTGTACTCGCTGATTCTGAAAAGAAGAGAGAAAAACTACTACAGGGCGGTATCTGGCGATATGTAGATAATTCAGCGAAAGTATTCCCTGATGTTACTCTTGATAAAGATGTAAACCAAAAAGCAGCAGACCTTTACAATACCTGGTATGCAGTAGCAGGTAATGATGCTAGGTTTAATACAAACGAAGGTAAGGTTGAATTGGCTAAAGAATTAATTGAAAACAACCTTGCTAATTCACAACTATTTAGTGATACAGTAAAGAGTCTTGATAAAGATAGTGCTAATGCTATAGCACAAGAAAACTTAGTTGTTAAGGCTGTTGAAAGACTTAGTGAGAACTATGTTGATGCTGGTATTGGTACAATGGATCTTACTTTAAGACCACTTGAGGTGCTTATCAATGAATATATGCCTCATCTTAGAGATGCTAATGGTGATTTAATTTACAACAGAGCTGGAGATGCTTTAAGAGATACCTCTCAAGGAATACCTGGTTGGGGTTTCTTCAACGCCTATCAAAAATATGTTGGCAAATCAGAAACAGTTAAGCAGGCACAGGATTTTGCTACAAAAGCACAATTATTAATCAATACTATAATTAAACAGCGTTCTGGTTCTGCGGTATCTCAACAAGAGGCTGACAGATTAGAGAAGGAATATAAAGCAGGATTTCATAATTCAATAGGTTTTGCTAATTGGGTAAGTTCAATTCGTAGACTTGTTGAACAACACAGAATGGAAGTAACTTCTGGTTTTATGCCAGAAGTGCAATACAGATATTTTTCACAAATGGGAATATATCCAACATTACATGATCCAGATGAGCAATTAAAGTCTTTGCCGATAGGCGCTAAATGGCGAGATGAATCTGGGCAACTTTTCACAAAAAAAAGGTAGGAGATAAGTATGGGATGGAAAGATGACAATGAAAGGGTTGAAGAATCTGATATACCACAGGTAAGTCAATATTTTCCAACATATACTGCTGATGGACAAGTTATAGATGCTAATCAAGATCTTCAGATGGATGATGAAACTTTACGACTATATGAAACCATGCAATTTGATGAGGGTCGCACTCAAACTGGTCAGCTAGTAGGTAGTATAAGTGCATCTATGGCTACTATGGGCAAAACTGCAAAGGTTCTTGAAGATACTTTTAATGTAAAAGGGAAAGACCTTAAAAATCTAATACCTAAAGTCATAAGAGCGCCAGTAAGGGTAGGCTTACAAATGGTTAGTGCCTGGACAGGTGGTACTACAGGGGATTTAGCTCAAAGTGTTGTTACAGGTGATGTTAAAAAACATGGTTGGAATGTAGCTTTCGATAGTGCCTTTGATGCTGGTAATGAAGAAGCCATGTGGGAGTTGCTTGGTTTGACTGCTGTTGGTGGAGTTTTAAAGGTTGGAAAGTGGGCTGCTGGAAAACCTTATGCAAACATTCAATGGATTAAAGACCAAATTGCAGCATCAGGAGGTAAACTAACTGCCTCTCAAGTTGTTGATGGAACAATATTAGATACTGTAGAGGGTCTAGCAGAAGTTTCATGGGGTGGTCGGCATATTAGAGAAACAAGAGTCTTAAATGAAGAGGCAATTCATAAGTATGCTATGGAACTTGTAGACAATTATGTTGAACAAGGAGGTAAACATTTATCTGATTTTGAACTTGGAAAGGTTTATTCACACGCTGTAAATACAGCACTAAAACATCATAAAACAGTTGGTGGTCAGATGTTTGAACACCTAGATGAGGTTATAGCTGCTAATAAAAAATATACTAAAAAGACTTATACAAGAGTAGAGCCTGTTACAGCAGGCGATGTTTATAAAGCCAGATATGAAACAAACAGACCAAATAGAATGTTGGGTCAAAAAGTTACTACTACTCAAAAAGTTGAGATACTTCCTGTTAATACAAAGACTTTAAAAGCATGGGCAACAAGAGAACTAAAAAAGATTGAAGGAGTAAAGGGTGCAGTTAATAGTTGGAGGTATAAATATTTTCAAACCATACTTGATGATGTAGGGGATCAAATTAGCTTTAAAGCTGCTCAATCACTTAGAAGTGAATGGCTAGAAAAAGGAAGAGTTTTTGCAAATAAAACAAGTGATTCCTTTAGTATGGCAGATAAGGCTGCTACTGAACAATTAACCAAACACCTGGATAATGCAATGACAGGAGCTGCTGCCAAAATTGGTGGTGATTTCTATGAAGAATTTAGACACGCAAATAAATATTGGAAAACAGGTAAAGAAAGAATGGCTAACGAAATCATAACTGGAATTATGAATCAAAATCCAGAAAGGGTTGGCGCACAAATATTTGCTACAGGAAATGTTACTGAAATAAGAAAAGCACGACACGCATTAAAGTCTGCTGCATTTTTTACTAAAGGAACTGAAGGTGCAATAGACTTCAATAGAACTTGGAAACAGATGCAACAAGGCTATCTTAATGATCTTTTGGGTGGTGCTAGACAAACAACTACAACACAGCTTACAGAGGGTGCTGCTAAACAAGCTGGAACTGATATTGCCAGTACACAACTACGATTATCAGACTTAAAGAAACTTTTTACTGATCCTAAAGTAAATAGAACATTTGAAGCTGCATTTACAAAAGAGCAAAGAGTGGCAATAAAGAGGTTTATGACATCTATTGAGGCTGCCCAAAAACCACCCAAAGGAACAGGCTCTTTTATGGTTACAGTTACTCAAGGAGGTCTTGTCCTGGCTGCTGGAAGTGCTGGTGCTATGGCTGGAGGCGCAATGGGTGCAGCAGTTGGTGTAGGAACATTCACTTTTACTGCTGCTATGGTATCAAGAGCATTAACAGATCCTAAAGTTACCACATGGTTGGCTAAAGGTTTACACCTACAACCAGGACATAAAGAATATATTCCAACATTGATGAAACTAATGAATTATGCTGGACTTGCTCCATCTGTAGATTAAGGGGATATTAAGGCATCAGTAGAAAAGAGAATGTTACAATAAAGGATATATATGGCTAACAACACAACAACTAATGGAATGTTTGATACATCAAATATGTGGGCTTTAGATGAAGCCCTCCAAGCAGAAATTATTGATTTAAACTCCCCCCAAGTTATCCCTTTCTTTGAAAAGCAGGTGGTAAAAGATGAGGGTGTTAGAGCATACGAGAGATCACAAGCAGTTCAAGATGATATTAATGCTGAAATATTTAAGTCATTATTCTTTAATGCTCTTAATGAAGATATGGAAAGAAGTGGTTTATTTACAAAACAAGTGGAAAAGTCAGATGATAGATTGATTAATCTAGCACAACAACAAGCAGAAACCAACAAAATACAGGCAGATGCCAACCTAATATTAGCCAATACCCAAACAAGCAAGGATGTGGTAAAGGATTTAGAAAAGGAATCTGTAAAGAAAGATCCAGGTGGAAGAAGAAAATCCGTGAAGATAGAAAATCTGAGAGGCGAGAAACCAGGTTGGGAAATGGCAAAGGATTCAAACTTCTGGAGT